AAGCCCCGCGTGCGATCACAAGAAAAACCAAAAATGGCGATTCTCGGAGACGCGGGTCATCGAAACTCCACGGGTTTTTGCACTGCCCGACGGCTGTTAATCCCAGTCAGTAGAATAACAGGTATCAAAGGAGCGTCAATATGGGACGACGAGGGCCGCCGCCGAGGCCGAAGCACGTTATGGCGCTGGCCGGTTCTTGGCGAGCCGACCACCGCGAAGAACTCGGCTCGTTCTTCGACACTCTGCCAGATCCGCCCGCCTGGATGCGACCTCGCGCCCAAGCCATCTTCTCCGAAACCTGTCACCACCTTGACGAGATGGGCGTTTTGGCCCGCTCCGACATCTACGTCGTCAGCCGGTATGCGGCAGTTCTAGATCGTTGGCTCTCGGCCGAGGAAGAACTGTCGAAGTCGGCGATTCACTTTCACGCCATGGCCGGCAGGAACGGCGAAGAAAAGTCCGCGAAGCCATCGCCGGCGTTCGCGCAGTCGGCGGCCTGCCACGATCAACTGCGAAACCTCGAGACAGTGCTTGGGCTGACACCCGCCGACAGGACGCGGCTCGGTGTCTCCGTCATGGACAAGCAGCAGGCAGTGGATCCGATGAGCAAGTTGCTTGGTTGATATACGCGACTTCATAGCCTGTCTGAAGCACACCAGAGGCGAACACGCAGGAAAGCCGTTCGTGCTTTTCCCGTGGCAGTCGGAATATCTAGATCGCCTGTTCAACACCAAGAGGCCAGACGGCCTTCGTCAGTACAGGACAAGCCTGCTTGCAATCCCGCGCAAAAACGGAAAGACGCAACTTTGCGCCGCCGTCGGCCTGTTCATGACATTCTGCGACGACATCGGCGCAGAGGTCATTGTCGCGGCCGGAGACAGGCAGCAGGCCGCCCTGCTGCACGACGCCGCCAAGCAGATGGTCGAGGGCAGCCCGCACCTAATGTCGAAGTGCAAGGTCTACAGAAACTCGATTGCTGTACCCGGCACAAACAGCGTCATGAAAACGATCTCGAGCGAGGCCGCGACGAAGCACGGCTACAACCCTAGTTGCATCCTCGTAGACGAATATCACGTTCAACGAGACAGGGAACTGGTCGACGTCTTAGAGACGGCCACCGGCGCCCGCCGCGCTCCGCTGACCATTTTTTTGACGACTGCCGGCTACGACAGAAATAGCCCCTGCTATCAGACATGGGACAGGGCGATCAAGATCCGCGACGGTGTCATATCCGACCCCACCTTCCTGCCCTGCATCTACGCCGCCGAGCCGGAGGCGGACCCGTTCGTCGAAAGCACTTGGAGAGCCGCAAATCCTAATTACGGGGTGACTATCAAGGCCGATTACTTCGAGAAAATGTCGGCCGAGGCCAAGGAGTCGGCCGCGTCCGAACTGACTTTTCGCCGGCTGCATCTCAATCAGTGGACGTCGTCCGAAACAAGATGGATCAAGCACGGTGCATGGGACGCTGGCAGCAAGCCCCTGCGGCCCCGAGGCGACCGGCCGTGCTACTGCGGAATTGACTTGGCAAGCACCTTCGACACAACGGCCTTCGTGGCAGTCTGGCCAGACTCGGACGGAACCTATGACGTCGAGGCGATGTTCTTCATCCCAGAGGCGAACGCCAGAGAGCGAATCAAGCGGGACAGAGTGCCGTATGACGCCTGGGCCAAGGACGGTTTTGTTAGAATGACCGATGGCGATATTACAGATTACGACGTCGTCAGAGACTACGTTCTCTCGTTTTGCGAGAGAAACGCGGTTCGTTCAATTGCGATTGATAGATGGAATGCCGTTCATCTGACCACGCAGTTGCTTGCGGAGTCAGTCAACGCAGTCCCGTTCGGACAGGGGTACTCGTCATTGTCAGCGCCGAGCAAACTGCTCGAGGCGCTGACTTTGTCAGGAAAACTGCGGCACGGCGGGAATCCGGTCCTCGCATGGCAGGCAAGTAACGTGCAAATCAAGACCGACGACGCCGGGAACATCAAACCGACCAAAGCAAACTCTCACGCCGTCGGCAGGATTGACGGCATCGTCGCCTTAATCATGGCCATTGGAATTGCCAGCGGCGAGACGTTTGGGCAGCCCGATATGGACATTCTGGTGCTGTAGTGGAAGAAGCCTCGGTCGACGACATCTTTGAGGTCCGCGGGGAAAACCTTGCCCGCGTGTTTCAGGAACTACAGGAATCCAGGCGAACAATCGCCGGCGTTCCTGTTTCGCCGGAGACGGCGCTTAGTTGCTCTGCCGTTCTGGCCTGCGTCCGAGTCATCTCAGAGACGGTCGCCGCACTGCCGCTGAACGTCTACGAAAGGCTTGCTGGCGGCGGGAAAGACGTCGCCAACGACTACTCGCTTCAGTTAGTTCTGTCCGAGCAGCCAAACGGATGGATGACTTCGTTCGAGTTCCGCGAACTGATGCAGTCTTGGATGCTTCTGTGGGGGAACGCCTACGCCGAGATCCGGCCTGGGAAACTAGGTGCGGTGACGGAACTGATCCCGCTGCATCCATCGAGGATGAAGGTGGAGCGGCTGCCCAACGGGCGGCTCCGATACGTCTACAAAGAGCCAGACTCGAAGGAAACCGCCTACATTCAAGAACAGATCCTACATTTGCGGTGGCTGTCGAAGGACGGAGTAACCGGGTACATCCCCACAACACTATCCAGGGACGCAATCGGTCTGGCCAGGGCGACGGAGATCCACTCTGGCGCTTACTTCGGCAACGGAGCGAGGCCGGGGGCTGTCCTCGAGTCGGATCAGCCGATCAAGCCGGAGACAGCAGAGAGGCTGCGCAGGTCTTGGGAGGATATGCACAGAGGCCCAGACAGGTCGAGCAAGACCGCCGTGCTGCCGTTCGGCATCAAACTCAAGGAACTGACAGGCTCAAACGAGTCGTCCCAACTACTCGAGACGCGCCGGTATCAAGTCGAGGAAGTGGCGCGCGCCTACCGCGTTCCAAGTTATTTGATCGGCGATTTGACCAAGAGTTCATATAGTTCGGTCGAGCAGCAGAGCATCGACTTCGTCACGTTCTCGATGGTCCCCCATCTTCGCCGGTGGGAAGGCGCCATTCGCCGAGATCTGATCAGCGACGACAGGCGATACTTCGCCGAGTTCGACGTCCGCGGCCTGCTTCGCGGTGACGCCGCCGCGCGGTCCAGTTATTACCGCGAACTCTGGACGCTCGGGGTTCTCTCTATAAACGAAATTCGTGAATCAGAGGGAATGAACCCAATCAAGGACGGTGATAAGCGGTTCGTTCAGGTCAACATGGCCCTGCTGCAGAGTTTCGTCGTCGAGCCGCCGCCTGTCGTCGAGCCGCCGCCTCAAGAAGCACCAGTCGCCGAGCCGCCGCCTCAAGAAGCGCCTGTCGCCGACGAGAAGCCCGCCAGATCGGTCGATCCTTCGGAGGTTCTGTTCCGTCAGACTCTCAGAAAGTGTGCGGAGCGCGAGTTTGAGGGAATTCTGGCTCGCCGCGGCAAGCCAGCCAAACTCGAGGCGTGGCTGCAGGCTTGCGAAAAACGAATGCGAACAGAACTCATCGACCCGGCAAATGCTACAGGCCGGGATATTGACGAGTTTGTGAAGTCTTGGAGTCTTGGAACCAGAGAAATGCTGCTGGAATGCCACCGTTCCGGCACGAAATACGAGGAAGCGCCATGGCAGACGCGGATATTGAGCGACGTCTAATCGAAATCGACACCGTCGTTGAGCGGTGCGCCTGCGACAAAACGGGCAAGAAAAAGGCCGTAATTAGGGGCTACGCCGCCCTCTACAACTCAGATTCCGTCGATTTGGGCGGGTTTACGGAGCGAATTCTGCCTGGAGCGTTCGACGGAGTCATGAAGCGAGGCACCGACGTCGTCGCCCTCTACAACCACGACCCTGCGTTCCTGCTCGGCCGCGAATCCAGCGGCACCCTGCGGCTCTCTGTCGACGACCGCGGCCTTCGGTACGAAATCGACGCACCTGAAAGCCGCGCCGACGTCGTCGAGGCCATCGAAAGAGGCGACGTCAGGGGCAGCAGTTTTGCGTTCAAGGTCAAGCCGGCGCAAGAACACTGGTCCCGCACCGCCGACGGCCGGCAACTCAGGGAGATCCGCGAAGTCGACGGACTTTTCGACGTCGGGCCTGTAATGAAGCCAGCCTACGGCGCGACGGAGAGTTTCGTGTCGAGGCGAGCGCTCGAGATGGCGCAGGGCGAGGAAATGCCGCCTGACGATGACGTAGAGCAAGGCGAGGTTTCTGAAAACAACTACGAACTTTACGAGGCCATCGAGCGGATCGCAGAAGAAAACGGCCAGTGGTCGCAGGCCGACGCGCACTACATTCAGGAATCGCCGTTCGCCGAGAAGGGAATCAAGTGCGGCAACTGCGTTTTCTGGGAAATGGGCAAATGCGAGGTCGTCGAGGGCCAGATCGCCGAGGAAGGCGTATGCAAACTCTGGATCATCCCAGAGCAAAAACTGACGCAGGACGAGGCTGTTGGTCGGTCAGAAGGCGTCGACCTCAAGCCGACGGCCGGCATGGCATCGGCAGCGAAGCGCGGCCTTCGGCTGCACGAAGAAGGCAAGTCGGGGGACGGCCTGAAGCCAGAAACCGTCGCCCGCGCCAACAAACTCGCCAACCGAGAGGAGATGAACCGCGACTGGGTGGTCGAAATGAACGCATGGTTCAAGCGACACGCCGTCGACAAGAAGGCTGGCTGGGACGA